AATGTATGACTCAGAAACTGGTGTATCGCACCTAGCTCATGCCGCATGCTGCATTTTATTTATGAATGAACTTGATAACGAGAGGGAAGTATGAAACTATCAAAAGAAACACTAACCATTATTAAAAACTTTGCAGGCATTAATGGTAACCTGCTTATCAAACCTGGAAATCAACTAGCATCTGTATCTATTTCAAAAACTGTATTTGGTAAAGCTACAGTTGCAGAAAACTTTCCACATGAGTTTGGTATATATGACGTTAACGAATTCTTGGGTGCAATGAGCTTATTTGACGACCCAGACTTAGAGTTTACCGAAAAATTTGTGACAATCAAAGAAGGTAGAAACTCTATTAAATATTTTGGAGCAGCCACACAAAATATGGTGATACCAACGAAAGACATCGTCTTTCCCGAAGCTGACATCAACCTCTCTCTCGAAGCTTCGACCTTAGCCATGATTATGAAGACTGCTCCAATTCTTAAATCTGAGGATGTATCATTTGTAGGTAATGGATCTGAAATTAGTGTCTCTGTTGTAGATAAGAAAAATGCTACAGCAAATAATTATACACATGTTATTGGATCAGATCCTAAAGACTTTAAAGTAAACCTTAAAGTTGATAATCTTAAAATGCTGCCAGGTAATTATGATGTATCTATTTCATCTAAAAAGATATCACAATTTAAATCTAAAGACATTGATCTTACTTACTATGTAGCAATCGAAGCCGATTCAGAATTTAACTTAAACTAGGAAATAATATGACATCACAATATTGGGGATACCACCTCACACTCGATTGTAGTAATTGTAATAGAAATAATATAAAAGATGAACAGCATGTCAAAGATTTTGTAAAAGAACTAATGGCAAGAATAGATATGAAACCTATTGGTGATACTCGTGTAGAGTATACCGCAGCAGAATTTCCGGATAAAGCTGGCCTTACCGCAGTTCAAATTATAGTAACCTCAACTATTGTAGCACATTTTATAGACAGTACAGGTGATTTATATTTAGATGTATTTTCATGTAAACAGTTTGACATTGAAACTGTAGTTAAAACTGTAGATGAATATTTTACACCAGAAAATACTAGAGTCAACTTCTTGACAAGACAAGCTGGTTAATTGTACATTAATTATGAAATAAGATATAATAATCTTATATTGAAGAGGGAACTATATTATGAACGAATACTTATGGGTTGAAAAGTATCGACCACAAACAATCAATGATTGTATACTTACAAAAGAACTAAAAGAAACATTTAAACAATTTATAAGTTCAGGCGAACTGCCTAACTTTCTTTTTGCTGGTGGACCCGGTATCGGGAAAACCACAGTTGCTAAAGCACTATGCAATGAGGTTGGTGCTGAGTATCTTTTAATCAATGGTTCAGAAGAATCAGGTATTGATACCCTTCGTACTAAGATTAAATCGTTTGCTTCAACTATCTCCCTCACCGACTCTAAAAAAGTAGTCATCTTAGATGAAGCAGACTACCTCAACCCCAACTCAACCCAACCTGCATTGCGTGCTTTTATAGAAGAGTTCTCTAATAACTGTCGATTCATCTTTACTTGTAACTATAAGAATCGTATTATTGAACCACTCCATTCTAGATGTGCTGTTGTAGATTTTAAAATAGAAAATAAAGATAAGCAAGAAATTGCTGCAGCATTCTTTAAACGTCTAACACATATCCTTGATACAGAAAATATTCAATATGATCCTAAACCAATCGTAGAACTTATTACTAAACACTTACCTGATTGGCGTAGAGTTATTAATGAATTACAAAGATATTCTGTAACAGGTAAAATTGATACAGGCATCTTACTTAATCTTACCGAAGAATCATTTAAACAACTAATTAAAAACCTTAAGGATAAAAACTTTACTGAAGTACGTAAATGGGTTGCCAAAAATGGGGATTCAGATAGTATAAATATATTTAGACAACTATATGATACTGCATCTACAAACTTAGAAGCAGACAGTATTCCTCAGCTTGTATTGATCCTTTCTGATTATCAATATAAAGCAGCATTTGTTGCAGACCATGAACTAAACATGATGGCCGCGCTGACTGAAATCATGGCTCAATGCAAATTCAAATAGGAGCAGCTATGGGATTTTTATTATTTTCAATAGGATTCGCCTTGGGATGGTTTACATTTAAATATCTACTTAATAAAAAAGTAGATGAAATCCATGAAATGATGGAAAAAGACTTAGAGAAATCTAATCTTAAATTTGAACCTAAAAAAGTATCAATTAAATTTGAAAAAATAAATGGATTGATCTATGTGTATAACCGTAATACAGATCATTTTATTACAAAAGGTGCAACATACGAAGAAGTTGTAGATAATTTAGAAAAATGGTTTCCGGATACAGTATTTTTAGCAACGCCTGGGTCATTAAAGCAGGTTAAAAATGATAGTCTATCAGTGTAAACATTCTAGACGATCTGCAGAAGTTGCACAGTTTATTAAAGGTGAATTAACTGTTTTATTATTTGAAGATGATATACATGTTGGTTCTAAAACATATATAGATATAAGTGATGCGGAAATAGCCGCAGAAAATTGGGTATTACATTATGACAACACCATTCGACTTTCTAAACAGCATAAATGATAATAAAAAGGATCTATTCGAAGATCCTCAGAATGAAAAAGAATATGCTCCATTCCTAATCAATAAAGGTTTATCATATTTTCCTGATACTATCCTTTATGCAAATGAAATGAATCAACATGCTGACATTCCAAAGAAGTGGCAATTTGATTTTTTAAGATTTTCTATACCAAAACGACGAAGGTTCTCTAAATGGCATAAGAAAGAAAAAGCATCTGATATCTTAAAACTAGTAATGAAACACTATAAATATTCAGAGAAGAAAGCATATGAGGTATTAGATATTTTTTCGGATGATAATGTAAAAGAACTAATTGAAGCCTACCATGAAGGTGGTAGAAATTAAATAGATTATAAATAAATCTATAAAATAACAGAAGGTGATATATAATGACTTCGTCGATGATATATTATGATTGGACACCGGACGCGATGTTAGAAGTTGACTTGATTGAACCAGATAACTTTCTGAAAGTCAGGGAAACACTCACGCGCATAGGCATAGCTTCTAGAAAAGAAAAGAAGTTATTTCAGTCTTGTCATATACTACACAAACAAGGTAAGTACTTTATTGTACACTTTAAAGAATTATTTGCTCTCGATGGCAAAGAATCTGATATCTCTATGTCCGATATAGAGCGCAGAAATGTTATCGCTGAGCTATTACAAGATTGGGACTTGCTAAAGATTATTGATAAATCTAAGGCAGAACCTAAAGCTTCTCTGTCACAAATTAAAGTAGTGGCTTATAAAGAGAAAAATGAATGGGAACTCGTTCCTAAATATAACATTGGTGGTATTCGAAAAAATAAGGAATAATTATGGCTATAAAATTAGAACTTGAAGTGCAAGAAGTAAACTTAGTATTACGATCATTAGGTAAACATCCTTTTGATGAAATTGCAAGTTTAATTGGCAAAATCAAACAACAAGGCGAAGCACAGCTAGCTGAACAAGAAAAAGCAGCTGCTGAAGAAGCGCCTGCTGCAGAGTAGTTAATACTTTTAACTAACGTTTATTAATACTTTTAACTATATACTTTTTATAGTTAATTGATATATAATAATAGAGATAACTTATTGTAGATTATCGATAAAGATGAAATATGATAATGTTATCTTGTGCTCAAGGTAGACCTGTTGAAAAACTCTCTACTGAACTGCTTATTTAAAATCTTAAATAAGGAGAAACATTATGTGGACTAAACCAGCTGCAACAGAAATGAGATTCGGTTTTGAAGTTACTATGTACGTATGTAACAAGTAATTCAACTGATTTTTATACACTGTTATAAAAAGATAAGAGGGAGCTTCGGTTCCCTTTTTTTATGTCCTAACCATAGGACCGTTAGGCAGGTGGGGATAACCTGTACAAAACCCCAAATAATTATTGTACATTAATTAAATTATAATATATAATTATAGTATATTATAAAAAGGAGAATTAGTATCGCTACTCAGAATAAACGGTTTGCTAGAAGACCTAAAGTTGAAGAACCTATGGGATTAAAAGTACTTGTCCCAGATGGTGGATTTGAACGTGCAATGAGAAAGTTTAAGAAGAAAGTTCAGGAATCTGGCTTACTTCAAGAATTACGTGAACGTGAAGAATATGAGAAACCAACAACTCGACGTAAGAGAGCAAAAAGCCAAGCTCGAAAGAGATGGTTAAAGAAATTGGAAACTCAATCTTTACCTAAAAAATTATATTAATGGCAGCAAAGAACGATATCACAGGAGATTCAATTCAGTCTAAAGGTCCATCGCGAGCTTATTCTGATAACTATGATTCGATCTTTGGTGTAAGATGTTTAAAGTGTAAGCATAAACAAAATATGGACTTTGAACCGCCAGTAATTATTTGTCAATCTTGTGGAGAATTATTATGAAAGAACGCGACCCTAGTAAACATATTAGAGATATTGATATTAATAAAGCAGCAGAACTAACTGATAACAATGTGTACAGTATGATTGTTTTTGCTGCAGCTCATGCTAGAGATATAGCAAAACATAGAAACAAAATTGATGCAAAGCATCAGAAATTACATGATTATGGCTATAAGCCAATTAATCAAGCTTTAGATGATTTTCAAAAGAAAATTATATAAATAGTTTTGTACATGCCATTTGGGTGTACATTTTATTAGTCTTGCTTATTAAAGGAGAAAACTATGACTAAAATTCATTTTGGGCACTTATACCCATCAACCCTCGGTTTTGACAGAGTGTTTAATACTTTGGAAGCTATGCTTGACACAGTTCCAA